CCGTTGCCCGCACCTGCTGACCCTGAACCGTGAAACTCAGTCCGACTGCTCCCCGCTTTTGTATTCAACGATCGTCCGCCCGTTCACGTCTCGGGTTTCCTGCAGGATATCCCCGCACTGAATCAGCGTTTGCAAAACATCCTGCCGCTGTCGTGGTGTCAGCTTGCGTGTCCTCCGGGTGATCGCTGTGAGGCTCCACGCTTCGCCTGGACGCTCCCGAAGTAACGCCCGCATGGAATTGACCATCCGCCCGAAGTCGGACCCGCTGACGTGCCTGTCAGCCGCCAGCAGCTTCCGACGCGTCAACCAGTTGTTCAGCTTGATTGCGCGGTCCGCGTCCTGCAGTGTGATCGTCGGCCAGTCCTCGCACCTGCACCTGCTGCAGGCAAACAGCAACGCCAGCTTGTTCGTGTTCTCGCCTGCCCTCGACCACAACGCCGCCCGAACTGGTTCCTCACTCATTCGCCGCTCTGAGATGTCCAGCATGTGTTGGTGCAACCGTTTTTGCGCTGCCTCGTCCCGCTCGACTCGCCGCGGATTTGCTCCGGGCTGGATGTCCGCCAGATTGCCCGAACCCGGCTGCAGATCCATCCACCACCGAACGCGGTCGATGATGCTGGCGGGAATCTCGATTTCGTTCGGCTCCTGAAAGTGCACGTATTTCCCCGCCTCAAACACCAAGCACCTGCCAATCAATCCGCCTTTCAAATTGTCCTCGGTCAGGCTTTCCCAGAACCCCTCCGGAACACTCGTGCCGTACAGAATCAGGTGGGGAAAACTCAGCCTTTTTACTTTGCTTCTGTCGCCGTAGGCGTCAGCAATCCATTCGCCATCCGCACTGCTGAACAACTGCATCAACACGGCGGAAATCTGCACCAAATGCGGGCTGCCGCGGTCCTGCATCGCCATGACGAGGTGCCCGATTTCATCCAACTGAAACAGCGTCAACCACTGCTCTGACATGGTGCTGATAATCCCGGCATGACTGCCGATTCGCTCCGGCCCAACCACCTCGGAGTGCCCGGCGTGCCGAAGGATTTGCCTGTTGAGTTTTCTCGCGTGATCCTTACCGCCGCCTGACGGTGCAAGGCCCATGATATACAGGTTCGTCCGCGTCCTCAGCTTGTCAATCACCTTCCCTGCGGTGATTGTCGACATCAACGCCAACGCCCCGGCCAGTGCCAACTCCGGCAACGGGAAATGTGCCGTCGCCAAATTGTACCGCATGATGTCGCCGATCAGTCCCGGAATCTGCAGCAACTCCGGGGGTAGGCTCCCGGTTCCGGTTGCCGTTTTCTCAGTCGTGGCCAGCCGTGGCGGTTCCAGAAAACTCAGGTCAATCTCAACCTCCGGAATCGCCTGTGGCACCTTGTCCGCCCGTGGTGTGCCTTTGGTGCCGCCGTTGTGGATTGCTCGCACTAGTTCCGGCTCCGGCAATGGTGGCATGTTCCGCTGATTCCAGTCTGCCACCAGATCCGCAATCTGATCCTCGCTCAGCCGTCCGCCGTGCCCGTCCACCATTGCGTGCAGATGTCCGGACAGTTGGAACGCCGCAGCCTGTCGCCCACCCTCCAACACACCCGGAACAGTCGCAACATACGCCACCGCTCGCCGCTGCAGGCTGTCGGGCTGGACTGGCCCCGCAGATCGCACAGGCTCGCGTCTGACGGCTTCCGGCTGTTTGGGGGTCAAATACTCCGCACACAACCAATCGACGGCCTTTTGACCGTCTGCGATGCTGTCGCAATCGGCGTACACGTCACCCGTCACCGTCCAGAATCTGCCGTGATCGTAACACTCAATCTGCTCCTTCTCGCCGCCGATCTTGTGGACGCACTGCGCCCCCTCGGGCTTCCTCGCTCGCGTGATGAATTTGATCCCCCGCCCACTCGGGGAAATCTCAGCATACGCCACACCGCAGAGTCTGGCAACAATCGGCAACGCCCACTGGCGAAGTGTGCCGGACTCGTCCAGGCAGTTGTCTAGGTCAATCCCGGTATAGGGGGCCTCAATCACGGTCGCGATTTTTGGTCGTCCGTCCACCGCCTCAAAGTCGTTCCACGTTTGCTGGTCGTTTGACTTCGCCGCACTGCCATTGCATTGCAATGGCACCTTGGTGCCTTTGCGGTCGTCCCACAGCATCCACCTGCGAAGGCTTTTCAATTCGCTCGGGACTCGTCCATATTCCATGACCTGCTCCAAACAAAAACCCACCAGCCTCGGGTAGCAGCCGAGACTGGTGGGCGAAACCGGCAACGCTGCCGGGCATGTCTGATTGGTGACGGTCTGCTACACCGCCACGCGCATCCTGCCACGCGCATCCGTGCGAGTCGATCACTATTCCTCAATCAATCGCGACGCAATCCCCGGCAAAAATCCCAGCACAGATACAGCCAGCGGCCCGCAGTCCTCGGGATGCTCTGCCACCAGCTCAATCACTGGACGTAGCCAATCCTGCAGCGCCTCTGCGAGTGCCTCCTGTCCCAGTCTATTCTGACTGCGCAGTGCGATCATGCTGCTGTCCCGCTCAGCTTTTAGTTCCCGCTCCAGTTTCTGCACCTGCTGGCGCAACTGCTGCAGTTCTGCGTTAACCTGCTGCCCGCCACGATCGGCTTCGGCCACCAGTGCGGATAGTTCCGCGTTCTGCTGATAAGCGGTCCGCAGGTCTGCGTCAAGTTCCCTGCATCTTTGCTGCGCCGCGTCCAGTAGCGTCACTGTCATATTGTTTTCAAGCTCCTCAACGGCCCGCTCGATGTCGTCGTCATTGTCTGCCACCGGCTCGCTGTCGCTCGGCTGTTGCTCGATGCGTCGGCGGTGTTGACCGATAGACTCTGTCGTGTGCCACTCTGGAGGATAGTTGCTCCACATATCGCCTTCACACACGCTATCCCCCACCTCAACATCCCGCCATTCCGGCCCGCTCGGGTCGTCTGCCTGTTGTGTCTGTTCGTCGTTCATCGTCTCACCCTCCAAAAATCAAAACGGACAATCTTCACCAAACTCATTCACCGCCGTTGTCAACTCCCGAATCATCGTCGGCTTTTCTTCCGTGAACTCAGCCTGCACAATCCTATCCCATTGTCCCTCTTTCTTCACCAGCAACCGCGAAGGCTTTCGGCATGACCCGTGATTCAATGCCGTGATTGCCTCCGCCACGCTCGCGGGGAATGGGAAAACAGATCTCGCATCCCACCACGCAAACGCCTTCTGCAGTGCAAATCCCTCATGCTCAAAACAGACCCATTCACGCACCACGATCCAGCCCAGATTTCCCGCAGGCATGGTATCGTCGCTAACATAGTACGACACGCACAGCGTCGGCGGTTTGCCGGGTGTCGTCTTTTTTTGGTGAAGGTGCCAATTGACCTCCTGCACGTCGTACCATTGCGGCTCGGGTGCTCCCACGATGCTGGAAGTCGTGTCGATTTCGTCGCCGTGTCGTGGCCCCTGATCCATCTGCCGGACAAACAGGTGCCCGCATTCGGAACACTTGACGGCGGACAAATAGACCTCGTTTTTGCACTTCGGGCACACCTTCGAAGGTGCCTCACTGCCGTCTGAATTGCGGGGCTTGCTGATGCCGTAATCATCCGCGTCGAGTGCGCCGTGTCGCTGCAGGTTGCCACCAAAATCTAAAATCAGACAGTCCGTTTTGCCCTCGGCAATCCGAAGGCCACGCCCAACGATTTGAGCAAACAGCCCCGGACTCATTGTGGCCCTCAGAACTGCCACGGCGTCAATCCCTGGCGCATCGAATCCGGTTGTCAGCACGTCCACGTTCACGCACCACCGCAGTGTGCCGGCCCTGAAGTCGCTCAACACCCGCTGACGCTCCATTGCGTGAGTCTCACCTGTGACCAGTCCCACGTCCTGTCCTGTCAGATCCCGCAGGGCAAGTGCCACCTGTTCAGCATGATGGACGCCAGCGCAAAACACCAGAATGGATTTGCGGTGCTCGCAGGCAATCGTCAGTTCACAAACGGCATCGTGAATGATCTGATCACCCGTGAAGGCGGCCTCCATCTCAGCAGCCACAAACTCACCGCCACGGACCTTGACGCCCTTCAGATCCGCCTGACTGTCTGCCGGATTGTTTGTGAGTCTGGACAGGAAACCGGCCTCAATCAACGCTCCGGTTTTGGCCTCATAACAGATCCCGCTGAACAACTTGCCCTCACCCGCCAACGATCCCTCACCCGTGCGGTATGGTGTCGCTGTCAACCCGACGCAAAACAGTCTGCGGTTGTACTGCTGAAGTCCATCGAGGAATTGCCGGTACATGCTCCCGCCGTCGTCGCTGATTAGATGGGCTTCGTCAATCACCACCAGACCACGCCGACCGAATTCCGCCGCATCACGATACACGCTCTGAATCCCCGCACATATCACAGTGCTGTCGATGTCCCGCTCATTCAGTCCAGCGGAATTGATCCCTACTTTCAGGCCCGTCAGCCGCTGAATCTTGTCCGCGTTCTGTTGCAACAGTTCCTTCCGATGTGCGACCACCAGAACCCGTTGCCCCCACTCGACGGCCTGCCGAATCAGTAGGGCAATCACGATCGACTTGCCCGCTCCGGTTGGCAACACGATCAGCGGATTCCCGCGACCGTCGCTGATGAATTGCCACGCTGCTGTGTTTGCTTCGCTCTGATACCATCTCGCTTCCACCGATCACCCCTCCCGCAAAACACCCGGCAGCGTTGACCGCTGCCGGGTCTCGGAACCCCTCAACACTCAGCCATCAGCCGAACGGATTCGCCGGACCTGCAGACGGTGCCGCGTAGGATGTCTGCGTCATCGGCTGACCGCCCGAACGTTTGGGCGAGTAACCCTTGACCTCGTTCGTCGGCTTGCCGTTGTACTCGCCCTGTGCCACTGTGACGGTCAGAAGTCGATTGTGCAACTGCTGACTGTCGGAGATGCTGGCCAGCCCCACGGCGTCCATGATTGCCTTCAACCGCTGCTTCGCGATGTTGGCAACGTCCGGTTTTGCGTGCCTGATGTTCAGACGGTCCCACAGCTTGGCGCCGCTGAACTGCGGATGTCCTTGCACCTGCAGGACCAATTCCAGCATCGCGGCCCCGCCGGACTTCGGCACCTTCATTCCGCTTTCGACAATCACCGCCGGATAGTCACCCGCTGGAAGTGCCTGACGGACTGTTTCCGCCTGCACGTTGTTCATGTCTAGATCACTGAGATTCGCCATCGTTATCACCCTTTAACTTCTGCTGACACACCTGCAAAATGCTGAGCATACGCCGCCCAACTGAATTCAATCTCGCCCGGCATGTTCAGGCGGTTTTTCGCCAACGCCGCCGGAGTCTCCACGCACCGCAAATAACGCTCACTCGCACCGCTCGCAATCGTGCGTTCCTTGTTAAATCCCTGATCCTCTTTGCGGGTGTAGACACGGTAGGAAGCAAACAGGACTTCATCGCACCATTCCTGCACCAACGCCGAAGCCGTCTCATGCAACGCGGGCTGGTATCGGTCGTATGAATCCGCCGTCGGGTCTTGGTGCTTACGGATCGCGGTGTGTGCCAGCAGGATCACTCCGACACCCTGCGTTCTCCGCATGATGTCGAGTCCATCCAGCAGCGAATCCCACAACGCCATTGCTGACTTGTAGCCCGCACCATACGGAATTTCTGAGATGTGCTTTTTGTTGGCACGCTCAGCTACGTCAGCATGGATCAGGCTTTCCAGCCAGTCCAGCGTATCAATGGCAACCCATTTGAATCCGTGATCCGGATTTGCGAACAGCCAACTCAACGCGCCCTTCACGTCTGCATACGTGCGCAGGTGTTGCGTCTTTGCCGTGTCGATGTCATTCAGGCCATCTTCCAAATTCAAAAACAGCACGTCCGGTGCCTGCGCGGCCCATGACGATTTGCCAATGCCGTGCGTGCCATACAGCATCACACGTCTCGGCACCACCGTTTTACCCCTCGTGATCTTCATTCGTTACTTCTCCCCTCATCACTCGTCAAACCTGATTCGCCGACCGTCGGCCAATCAATCGGATCTGTGCTCAATCGCTCACGGTACTCCGGATGAATCCGCCGCGGAATGCCCCACGGCATTTCTCCAAGATCCCATCTGCTGTGTGGTCCATCGCGTCCGTATTCCCTTGCCTCACGCTCCCGCGCTCCGTCCTCGACGGCCCCGAAAAATGAGGCAAAAATATTCTCGCTCATGCGTCCCTCGTGACCGTAAATTGCGTCGTCTTTGTCTTTGGCGTGCACACCTCAATCACCGTCCAGCGGTACCCGGTGCGTGCCAGCATGTTTCTGACCGTCAGTTCCAGCCGATAGCGTGAAGGCAGCCGATAGGACTCGCCAACCGCCAACGTTTTCAGCGTCGCTGCCATTCGTTCATCGCCGACCATATGCCCCCTCCTGCAACTCCGACCTCAGAATGTGCGCGTCTCGTGGTGCCACGATTGCCAGTCGCGCCTTGTCGTTGCGGATCTCCACCAGCGTAATCTGCAGCTTAACGCCGTTGCAGTCGATCACTAACGATTCCTGTGGCTTTCGGCTGATCACCAACCGACTGCATCCCTCGGGCTTTTCCGGCAACAAATGTTCCGGCGTTGCCTCCGGGATGTCGGGTGCATCGTGCGGGAGTGCTGCGACCTGTGGTTTCGTGCGTTTCATTCGTTGAACGTCCCTACTGAAATGATTGTTTGCGCTTCTGTGCCCCATCGCTTTTCAACGCTCAGTTCGTACACTTGGCAATCGTCGTCCCAGTGTCCGCTGAGTGCATCCAACACAGCCTTTGCCACGTTGTCAGCGTCCGGCTTTTGTGCGTGCGGTGTGTCGTCCAATTGCGACCGCTTTGCCTTGGTCCATGATTTCGGCATAGCAAACGTTGCCGTGATTCCTACCCACACAGGACACTCAAAAATCGGCCCGCCTTTGGCAGCCAGCCGGATGGCCTCTTTGAAGGCGTGAACCGGGTGTTTGCTCGGCAGATAGGTGCGAGCACGTCCGCCAATCGACGAAACCCGATGTCTCGGCTGCGCCACGGGATTTCCGGGAACAATGATCGTCCATGTGTCAGTGCTCAAAATCCGTCCTCCTGCTTTGCGTATCTCTGACGTAATGTGACCGCGGAACGCTCCACGATACCGGCTGTTCTCGCATGTCCCGCTGTCGGCGAACCTCGTCCGGCCACTCCCGTTGAATCTCCAGACACCGCTGCCAAATTTCCTCCGGCGTCGGATCTGCTCCCCGTGGTCTCTGCGGATCAGGATTGACCGCGTTTGCCGGTGCCCAGACCTGCCTGCCGTTCTTCAGTGTGACCACATAGGCCACGCCGCCGTCCTCCAGCTCGATGATCGTGGCCACCTTGCCCGCTTGCCACATGCCTCCGCCGTCATCAACTAGCACCCGCTCACCCAGTCGCCTCAATCGGTTTGATTTCTTTGGCACTTCCTTCGCCTTTCTGTCGAAATGGAAAACCACCGGCGAATCATTCGCAGCGGGGATCAGCCGCCAGCGGACCTGATGCAGTGCTGCGGTGGTTGTTGTGTCGTTCACTCATGCCGAAAAATTGCCCGCGCTCGCGGGCAGTAATAGGATGTCAGTTTGCCCGGCTCACCCTGTCGCACGATCTCGCTGCCGAGTGCCTGCAAGTCCCGCAGATCCCGCAGAAACATGCGTGCCCCGGTGTACTGCAGGATCTCGATGCACTCGGCTTTCGTGCGTTTGTGGTGGCACAGTAATGACTCCAGACGGCGGAGTCTCAGCAGGATTTGCAGACGGTTGGGGTGTGTCACGATCGCATCTCCCAAAGAGCCTTGATCATCTCCAGGTATGCCGCCCTTTCGCCTTCGCTGTGCTGCTCATCTGCTGCTTGGTCTGCCTGCAGTTGCTGCAGTTCCTCGCGTGCCTCGCCCAGCAGTCGCTCCAGTTGTGCGACCTCAGATCGCAGTTGCTGTGCCGCGGTGAACTCGGTCTGCCATTCGGCCTTCAGTTTGTTAATCTCGACTGTCTGCTCCGCCAGTGCCGAATTCGAGCCAGACCATCCCGCATACGTCTCCTGCAGTTCGATTCGCAGGCGATCAATCTCGGCTGTCTTTTCGTCGAGCGCCTCATTCGTCGAAATATACCGCGCTGTCGTGCTCTCCGTCTCCGCTGGACGGCTGACTGGCAGCAGCCCCACAAACGCCACCAGATCGTTCTCGCTTTCGCTGAGATAACGGCCGTAAAACCCCCCATCGTCTGAATAGCGCATGTTTCCGTCCGTCCACTGCTGGCCATCGACCGGATCACACCGACTGATCACAATCCGCTGCCCGCGTCTATTCCGCCACACTCCCTCGCACAATTGCACGCTCACAGCCCCCGCCCTCCGTTATCGCCTCGCACCCGTCGCACGTTCTGCTTTGGTCGACCACCGACCACCAGCCGCGCGAACAAATCCAGCCCCGCCACGATCAGAATCAGCCCCGCCACGCCTGCGAAGGCCCCGCAGCAGAATCCGAATTGCACGTCATGGTTCCACAACGCCTGCCATTTCTCCGCGTTTGTCATTGATCCCCTCCAATCTGAAACGCCACTACGATCGCCAGAATTGCCGCCAGCGCGGCTGCTATGATGTCCTGCATGATTTACGTCTCCTCAAATAGCGTCCGGCTCGCGGTCAAATGTCTCGACTGGCAGCCCGACTGTGCCGTCCTCACGCACCAGCAGCACCTCAAATCCGCAAAAATCCGCTCGGTCCTGCCACGATACCACCTCCGGGAATTGTCTCTGCATCTCGGAGTAGTCGCCGTGCAGGCTCATTGCAGCTATACACGCATCAGGCAGGTCTGGATACAGCCGCAACGGAACGTCCTTGCTGACGTATCGCGCCATCAACAGGTACCTCCGATTGGCTCGCAGCTGGACGCACCCTAACTGATCGCTGACCAGCGTATATCGCGTGTCGTTGGCCTCGGCCATGTCGCCGCTCAGAATCAGGTAGTCGTCCACGATCGGATACCAGCCCTCACAGGCTGGGCATTTCGCCGCCAACTTGGCGTCCATTTGCTCGCCCTGATGATCGTCCAGCCAATGCTGCAATGCGTCTCGTTCTGTCTCCATCGTCGTCCCCTCACTCAATTGCCCGCAGAAGAAAATCCCCGCCGCACTGTGCAGCGGGGGAAGGTGTCAGGATCAGCCGCCGATCTTCTGCCACTTCGCCAACTGTGCAGCGGTCAACAGGAACATATTGCCGACTTCGCGATGCCGTCCGTTCGTGTTTACCTTGCGGCCTGTCATGTTGCCGCGTGCGTCGCGTCGTGCCTGCAGCAGGCAGACACCGCCATGTGCTCGGCGGTCGTATCCGCTCACGCTCACGCTGTCGGTATATCCCACAACCGCTACAGTCTGCCAGTTGCTGCCGATTTCTGTCGTTGTGCTCATGGTTCGTTCCCTCAATCGAATCGTCTCAGAAGAATCCCCGTCAGCCAATCTGACGGGGGAAGGTGTCAGAATCAGCCCTTGCACCACAGCGTCCAGTTGCCATCGTCACACAGATCGCTGCTGGCGACTGTGTATCCCCGGGCCTGCAGTTCCTCCGCGAATTCCTCGCTGCTCATGCCGTCGCCGCAAATTTCCAGCGCGTCCTCTGCGTCAGTCCGTCCGGCGTCCTCAAAGCTCGTGGTCTGGCCGTTGAACCACTCGGCAGCGGCTGCTGAAGACTCGGCGTAGATTGCCACGCTGATCGGTCCGCCAAAGTCGCCGACGGCAAAAAACTTAGGTGTTGTTGTGCTCATGATCTCGTTCCCTCGCTCTCGTTTGTCGTTGTCCCGCGTGTCACACTGCGTGACTCGCATGGTGGGATAGTACACCTATCGACACGACGTGTCAATAGTCTGCAGAAAGATTTTTGGAAAATAATTCTGACTTGTCAAAACAGCACCCCCTGCCGCAGTCGTTCGGCTGCGTCTGCACAGTATTCCGGGTTCAACTCCATCAGCAGAAATCGGCAGTGCTCCAGCCGTGCCGCCTCTGCTGTTGTGCCACTGCCACCGAATGGGTCGAGAACCAGCCCGCTAGGTGGTGTCACCAGCCTGACCAGATAGCGCATCAGGGCAACGGGCTTGATGGTTGGGTGTTTTGATTGACGGCGTTCCTCGGGGCCTGCTTTGGCACAGTAAAAGAACCGGGCTGCTTCGCCCAGCAGGCTCACCGCTTCTTCTGATCCGTCGTGGATGAAATTAGCGGGCAGTCGTTCGCCGTCCACTTTGCAGCCGTCCACGTTGACGGCCCCGGTTCCATGCCGCAGGACGTTCGCCGCAACGGTCCCGATCAGTGGCTTCCTCGCCCATGTAATCGGCTCCAGTGCAGGGCGCACCGACGTTCCCCAGCCTGCCCATTGCTTCGCGGCTTCGGTTGCAGGTGCTGTGATTGCCACGTCCACTTTTATCATCTTCTCCGCCACGTCGAAACACGACTTTCTTCCGTCTGCGTGTTGCTGCCCAGTTTTGTAGCCCACCACCTCGCGGTTCTTCAGCGTCTGGCTTTCCACAGTTCGCTGCCTCACCATTTCTTCGATATCTTCTGGTACCGGCACCACAAAGTGCGGTCGCAGTTTGTCGAAGTGTTCTGCAACCGCAATGTGCGGTTGTTCGCCGTCGGTAAAATAGTGCCCCGCTTCGGACTTTGTGCCCATGATCTGATTGCATTCACTGGCGGATAGCGGGCACGCTCCGCGCATCCATCCGGTAAACCTCAACGCCCGTGCTCTGCGTTCTTCAACCGCATCCTGCGCATCAATCGCCTTCGACACATCCATCGACTTGCTGAACCCGGACCCGTACACCCAGGCAATCATATCCCGGATCTCAAACCCCGCGTCCTCAATCGCCGTCGCCATTCGGTGCTGCGTGCGCGTCCCTGCGAAGGCCAGCAGATGCCCGCCGGGCTTCAAGACCCTGAGCACCTGACGCCACAACTCAACACCGGGAACGCCGCGGTCCCATTCCTTCCCCATGAATTCCAGACCATACGGTGGATCTGTGACGCATGAATCCACGCACGCATCCGGCAACGTCCGCAGCGTCTCGACGTTGTCGCCGCAGATGATTTGATTGACTGGGACGCTCACCGCTCAAATCTCCTCGCCTGTCAGGTTGTGGATTTCAACGGACTTCTGACCGAGTGCACGCATGACGGCTGCAATCACCTGATCGAGCGATGCTGCCGCCCCCTTCGCCGACATGAATTCAAGTGACTGGTACACAGCCGAATCACCGCGCACGATACGCCACGCGTAGAACCCCGCAGTTGTTTTCAACACCTCGAATCGTATGCTCACCGTGTCCTCCGAATCTGAAACGTATTGTCGCCGACTTGCTTCGCTCGAAACCGCAAACTGTGCTTGAAGTTCCTCTGCACTCGCCGCACGTCCTTCAGCTCCACGTTGTCCACGCGCCCAACGCAATCGACGCTGAGACCGCGAACCATCTCGACTACGCGCAGATATTGCTGTTCCCGATGGAACACTCTGCGACAGCGGTACAGCGTTTTCAGGACGTGCCACAATCCGCCTGCTTTGTACTTCCGAAATCGGTAGCTTCGTCCGAGCTTCTTCGCGGCTTCGTTTGCCCTCGCGACCGCGTAACTCAGAGACAACTCATCCTGTGACAGAAACGGTTTCGCGCGTCCAACCTGCCAATCGCGGGTGTCCGCAATGTGAATAACATCCCGACGGCTGACCGTGATGCCGTCCTTGCTGATCTTCGTGCGCAACACCGTCCCGTCAATGGTGCACTCGTTGTGAAACGCAATGACTCGCCGCAATGGCGTGAATTGCTCACGCGGGATCTTCAGCAAGACGGATTTGCCAACGGCCAACTTGTGCAGGCGGTGTTGCTCAATTGTTGGGTGAAGTCTCATGCGGTCACCTCCTGCAGCAAAGCCCGCACGCTGTCAACCCAGTCGATGGTTGGCGTCAAATGCTGGTAGACTGGTTGGCCAGCGTGAACCTCCTGAAACTCACAAGCACCTCGCCACACGTCCGCACGCGTCACCGCAATCTCATCATCGGTGGACAGCGTAAAGCCCAGAATGTCCCGCAACTCTTGATCAATCGCGTTCTGTTTTTGCATCAGCCCGTATGGCGCCCACGGCCTCACCACGTCGCCCGTCAGGATCTCGTGGCAATCATGCAGCAGTCCCCACAGTCTTGCGCTTGCAGGCCATCCGGCCACGCTGTCGTACACCGCCAGCGAATGCTGCAGCACAGAGCAGCCGACCGCTTGCCCGCCGAATCGGTTGATCCTGTGCAGGCATTCCGCGACACGCTGCGGATCGTTGCGGATTGCGTTTGCCAGTTCCTCGGGTGTTTGAATTAAACTCACCTGCTTTCCCCCTGTGTATCATCGCTGAAAAAGTCCACAAACGCCCCGACGACAATGCTCAAAATCAACACCGCAAAATTCAGCAACACGCACAGCGTCAGTGCCATCGCCAGCCCTTCAGCCAATCCGCTGATGAGAGTGACCAAAAACCAGAACGCCGCCACCAATGCGTCACTCATGGCACCTGCCCCTCCTTAAATGCTCGACGGATCTCCGCCAGCACTGCGTCGACAGCCTGCTCAGCAGTGGCACCGACTGCGTGCGTCCACGGCCAGCCGCTGCTGCGGACACTCCAATGCGTCGGCCCGCCGACTTGCGGCGCACTGGCTCGCATGGTTTCGTAAAACAAGTTCAGTCGCTCATTCGCTGCCTGCAGATCTTTTCGCAGATCCTCAATCACGCTATCGAGCACGTGATTTGCTCTTTGCAAATGCTCAATCTGCCTCAACGATGCAATGTCGAGATCACTCATGGCACCTGCCCCTCCGCGTCGTCTTCAATCAGCCGCATCCGCAGCCCTCGCACGTCGCTTTCGATTTTCGCGATTCGCCGCATCACGTCGGACAGTGTCCGGTTGATTCTGTCAATCTCCGCC